AAACGCCTCTGGCGGGTGAGGGGCTTCAAGGCCCAAAATCGGATTTTCCCGATTTGTTCCCCATTTTAAGCCTCTCCGATCTGATGGCATTACCGCCTGTCGAGTGGGCAGTAGAAAACCTATTGACCCGGCAAGGGCTAGGTATCCTGTACGCTCCACCGGGCGTCGGAAAGACCTTCTTCGCGTTGGATTTGGCATTGAGCATAGCGCGAGGCGTTCCATTCCACGGGCTACCCACGACGCAAGGGCGGGTTCTATACATAGCGGGGGAAGGAGCAGCGGGATTAGGTAAGCGCGTGAAGGCCCTCAGATACGCGAGGGGATGGCGTGACGATGCTCCCCTATATATCCTACCCGCCTCAGTAGCCTTCGCTAATGATGGCGATATAGAGCGTTTATTGCGTACCATAGACGCAATAGGCGAAAACTTTTCTTTAGTTGTCGTGGATACGGTAGCGCGTGCATTATTAGGGCATGAAGAGAACAGCGCCGACTCTATGGGGCTATTCATTGCAGCGTGTGACGCGATCAAGAAGCATACGGGGGGCGCTCTGCTAGGCATCCACCACGCCGGGAAGGACTCGGCGCGCGGTATGAGGGGCAGTAGCGCGCTACTAGGCGGCTCAGATAGCGTCTTAAAACTATCGCAAGAATACGGCCTGCTAACGTGCGAAATTGAAAAACAAAAAGACGCGGAGCAAATTGAGCCGTTGCGTTTTCGTATGGTGCAACGCGCGCTTATAGGTGAAACGTCAATCGTGCTAGAGCGCGTCGAGGTAGAAGGCAAGGCCAAGGTTAGGCTCACGCCTTCGCAATACCACGCATTGCGGATTTTAACGAATACTATCATAGACTCTCAGGCTCAAAAGGTACTCTCGACAGTATGGCATGACGCCCACAAGCGCGATGCGCCCGACGAAACGGCTCAAGCGCGTTCTGCAGCGCGTAATGCACTACAAAAGCGCGGCCTTGTCGTGACAGATAAAGGCTTTGTATGGCCTACCCCGGAGGGGAAAGAGGCACAAAAAGAAGGGGGCTAATTGCCCCCTTTTAACTCTATTATCGTTTGGTTTAATTCGGGCGCTAGTGCTAACAATGCGAAGCACCCGGCGAAAAACGCCGCAATCGTTAGAAATTCGGCAATGATAATTAATGGGTTGCGTTTCATTATTCTAACTCCAGCATTGATAAGTAATTAAAGATTTCCTTGGATGGGTAGTTTCGGCGCGCTGCGAAAATGCTTTCGCCTGCCTCAAAGCATATGTGGGCGCGTCCTCTTATGTTTTCGTTTTCCCAATGATTAAAAATGGCCTCGCGCTCTTCATCTCTTTTATCTGACAGATGCTCTAGTGCCCATTTAATCCTATAGCGTAGCTCACCATAAGCAATGATGGCCGCTACTTCATTATCAGTAAACCCATCGTTCATAGGCTCGTGGTAATTAGAAAAGAATATTTCGCCTTGCGTGATATTGCAGTTATCACAAAGGGCGCGAGACTTTGCCGGGTAAATAACCCATTCGCTACCGTCGGCATATTCATGAATTTCGCGCTCTTCATCAGCGAGATTATGCTTAATGGCTAGCGCAATCTCCTCGGCGCAATCAATCGCATATTGGTTTAAGATATCATCATTAATCATGCTGCTAACTCCTCTTCTTCTTCTTTAGTCTCAGGAAAGATAAACTCAGACGCCTTCTTAGCGGCGCTGATAGCGGTAAAAATGGCCTTCTTATCGTCACGCAAGACTGATACCCAACTATTGAGATACTGTGCGTGGTCAGCGCGTGGCTCACTGTCAATCTCTAATCTTGCGCCAAGAAAGGCGGATGTAAATTCGGCGACTAGCTCCTCAAATGCGTAGGCTTTGGAGCCAAAGCGCTTGCCGAATTGACGATCTAGGCGTGACTTGTGGCCCGTCCAATGCCCCAACTCATGTAATAGAGTGCCATAGTACCCGGCCACGTTTTCGAATTGGCCAGCCAACGGCATTATGATAGTGTCATCATTGACTGAATAAAAGGCGCGGTCCCCTTGGATATGGTTAATTTTAGCGCCCGTCTCAGTAATCACGCGGTCGGCATTTGCGACACGCTCAATGTTATTAGTCACGATGGGCGGTAATTCATATTTGTAGCTATTGCCATCGGCGTCTCTTACTTGCTCGCCATTAAAGACGCGGTAATAGCGCAACAATGGTATGGTTTTCTTGTCGCCCGTCTCTTTATCTTCAGTGACGACGCGCTTCCAGAATACGACGATAGTTGATTTTTCGCCCTTTTGAACCGAATAGCCTTTCTCCTGCCATTGCTTGAAGCTAGCCCATGCAGGACATTGACGATGCGCTAGCATTAAAGGATTGACGCCCGAATAGATGCGGCCCGATACGACGTTAAAAGCGCGGACGCCCGAAGCGCGCCAAGGCTTAGACCAATCGGTCCCCTCGGTTTCCATTAACTCGATCAAGCGATCTGTGACATGTTGGTAGATATCAAATTTATCAGTCATGCGAGTTGCTCCTTATTTGTAGTGATGAGTTTCTAATTCTGGAATGTGCCAACCTTGCTTCTTAAGAGCCTCGCGGCCCCAAATGTGCATTTTCTCACGGTTGGTCATTCCAATCGAAGGGCAATAAGTATCGGCGCACTCTATGTGCATCGCTACAGTTCCCCTAGTTTTGCGGGTCATTAGTACATTTTCTCCCGCGTTAATGATACGCTGACAATGATTGCAACGATGGCGATGTTTACGCCGATCATGCTTGTATATAGCTTCCCAAGTAGCAGAAGGCGTTTTCATGTTTCCACCCATTAGAGTGCGGTATAGTTGCGAGTGATGCAGAATGAAAAACAGAGGCGGCCTATTTTGACGAACCGAAGGCCGCCGACACGGCGAGTTGAGAAGTTAAAAAGGTCACTCATGCCCACCATCCCCCATTGCTAAAAGTAACGGCAAGAGCGGCAAGGCCCATCATTAGAACACAAGCGCCAATTATTGCGGACATTGCGCCGCCGCATTCTTCGATATCGTAAGCAATCCAAAGTCCAATTTTCTTAATCATTGCTATTTCATCCCTGTATTAGTGTGCTATAACTGTTATATATAATGAGGATGCGATCTTGCGCAAGGGCAAACGGTAAAAAAAGTTTAGTGATCCGACACGGTAGTGAGGGGATCAAATGGCTAAGTCATTGAATAATAAGGGGATCAATAGCAGATCGGGGGTATATCGGGGGTAGTAATGTAAGGCCCGATCAGATCAATAGCATCACTCCCCCCTATAGGGGAGTGATACTGTTGATCCTACGATACGACGATCTATTGATGAGGGGAAAAGATGAAAACTGGAACTAGAAAACGAGTCACGAAAGCAGACCGATCATCAGTGCGTCGTGACTTCGGGCCGGGGGAGCGCGACGCCGAAAGAGTGCGGTCCGCACTACTTGAGCACGATAAAGTAGTGAGCGGATATGAATCGCGTTGGGGGATTGATCGCTTGCCCGATTTAGTGGGGCAGGAATTACGCGAGCGATTCGAACTGCAATGTGATCGGCTCAATAAAGCAATACGAGAATGTAACGCCGACGAAGTAGAGAAGCTCGTTCCTGTATCGTGCCGAGCTTATGCCGCGCTAGAAAAGGCAGCGATGGAAGCGGGGGCCAAGGAATTGACAGGAGAGGCTTTCGAGGCGGCAATTCCTAGCGGGGGCGTCTTATGTATTACGCGCTCAGACTATGAAGCAGTGAAGGTAGCCAAGGAACGCCCGGATGCGGTAGTGTGGAGCGTCGAGGAAGTGGCACGGGTTATTGATGCTTATGATGCGGCCAAGCTCATGTCGCTAGTTAAGGCGAAAATGCCGGATGCTATATTCAAGGGTATGGAAACTAAAGGCGGGAAGTTAGACGATGCAATCCCCTTCTGAGTTAGACAATATAGGAAAATGGCCGTGGAGCATTGTACCCACGCGCGCCTTCGGCGATAGCAGATTGAATGATGCTGATCGCAGGGTGCTAGGTGCATTGTGCGCTTTCGTGAATAGGGCGGGCGTTTGCTGGCCTGCATTGGACACGATGCAAGACATATCGGGTTACGCGACGAGAAAGAGCGTGTTTGACGCCATCCAACGATTGAAGCGCGCCGGGTATGTACGACAACTAAAACCCAAAGACTATCAAGAGACAAAGAGCGGATGGAAAACCAATCGCTACCAAGTCTTATGGCTAGGCAATGAACCCACGCCGACGTATGAAGATATAAACGCTGCAATACGATTGCAGGACGTAGCGTTAAAGGATGATAGCAACAAAGAGAAAGGGGGATTGGGGGAAGATAACGCCTCACTGTCTCTCGCTCACTCACTCGCTCACGCCTACGCTTCGACCGTTGAGCGAGTGCTAGGCCAGCCAAGGCGGCCAGAGAATGAGCTTGGAGCCGCCCGTCAGCTAGCAGCGCAAGGCGTGGACGTACCCGCAATAATAAAGGCAACAGAAGCGCAGTGTAGGGCCAGCCTAGCGCGTAGAGCGGGCGTCCCGGCCCTTGCTGATGTTGCCCGCGCATTGAACTAACGTACGTTTGCCCTCGCGCAATAATTAAAAAGGTATTGATCTGGCAGAAAACCGACCCTTTCCCCCCGCCCCCGGTCTGTATCGGTAGGGGGGGGGCAGCCCGCTTTTTCCCAAGATTTGACGAAATGACTAAAATTTTTTAAGCTCCCTTTCAGAAAGGGGAATACACATGCGAATTTACACAAACAATGAAATTGCCGCTCTTAAAAAGGTTTTGCGATATGATTTGCAAACGGGTAAATTTTTTTGGAAAAAAAGTTCAGGAAAAGCAAAAGCTGGCTCTGAAGCAGGTACAGTCGCATCTGGTTACTTTAAGCATATATTGTATCGTGGTCGCGGATATAGATGCCACCGTCTTGCTTACGCTTGGATTTATGGTGAGTTTGATGGTGATATTTTGCATATAGATGGCGATAGACAAAATAACGAGATATCTAATCTGAGCCTTATTCCGCGCTCCTCCTTAAAACCTAAAAGAAATTCTTTTTCTCCACGTCCGATCACTAAAGATATGATTGCTGAATTAAAAGAATATCTTTCTTATAACGCAAAATCGGGAGAGTTTCGTTATACTAAACGCCGTGGTCGCGCATCTTCTGGTGACATCGCAGGGCAGATAAAAGAAAGATATCGTCGTATTAAGTTTAAGGATGCATGGTGGCCTGCTCATCGCATTGCTTATGCGTGGCACAATGAAGGACTTATATCTGACCTTCATATAGATCATGTGAATGGTGACGGGTTAGATAATCGACTGTCAAATTTACGCCTTGCTACACCATCTCAAAACGCAATGAATACTAAGGTTGTTAGTTCAAATACTGGTATGAAAAACATTCATTATGATGAGCGTTTTAATAAATATAGAGTTCATCTTTGGTTGGATGGAAAGCAATATTTTAATTCATTTAGTTCTCTTGATAGAGCAAAAAATTGGGCATGTGAAATGCGAGAAAAGTTGCATGGAGATTTTGCAAATCCCGGAGGACGTTTCATTGTTTAGCTTGCAGCCCTGCCCCGAATGTTGCGGACTGAAATATCTTCGCTATGATGATTCGCCTGATTGCGCGAAAGAGCGGACGAACGTGCTTGCCATTTGTTATCTTTGCAACGGGCATGGGGAAGTATTTATGGAGGAGGACACACCCGATGAAGCGGGATGAAGTATTGGAGTTAGCGAAGGTTACGCTAGTAGATCGAGGCGCTGATTATGGCGATGCTCGTGTGAACTTTGATCGGATCGCAGTTATGTGGACTGTGATTATGGGTCAGAAGGTGACGAGGGCGCAGGTAGCCCAATGCATGATTTGTCTAAAGTTGTCACGTTTAGCTGAGACACCTAGCCATGAGGATTCGTGGCTGGATATCGTGGCGTATGCGGCTCTTGGTTCGGAGGTACACGAGTGACCGAAGATAAACTATCCGTTCGTGAAATACGCGCCGCTTTAGCTTCTCGTGACGAGGAGCGACGAGAAGCGGTTGTAAGTGAGCTTGAGGCGCTCGGCAGTAGCGAGATTACTGACGTGCTATCTTGGGACGAGTTAGGACGTGTGCAGGTTCTAGCCTCGGATAAACTGTCTCCACGCGCTCGTCGTGCCATTAAGAAGGTGAAGATTACGCCTAACGAGCATGGCAATACGATTGAAGTGGAGATGCACGATAAACTGTCTGCGCTTAGATTGCTGGCGAAGCATCGTGGCTTACTTGAGCCTAATAGTGATGATCGCCGTCCTAGCATGATTGGGATTAACGTGAGAGGGCCAGACGTAACAACCTATGAAGTAGTGGAGGAAACAGATGCCGAGGACGAGTAATTGCTGTATTTATTGTAAGCGTCCAAGTATTTATGAGATACACCCTGCGTGTTTGAGCCGTTGGCAAAAGGTTAATGCGGAGTTGGATAAGGAAATCCAAAGGGTTCGTATGAATAAGCGTCACTTTGACGATCATTTGGACGAGTTGTACGGTGAGTTTGAGCCGTTTAATTCTATGCATGTTGAGAATGCGATGGGTATGACGCCTACTGAGATTGATGAGGCTGATGCTTATTTCGGTGCTGCTATGGAGAAGTATGGTCTTGTGTTTGAGAACGGGCCTGCTTTGGAGCAGAGACGCTGGAGGAATGTTATCTGATGTCTAGATCGCCACGCGCTACAGACCGTTCGCCGCGCCGTCGCCGCCAGAAGGGCGACGACGCGCTCACTGGTCTTAACTTGGACTTTTCGCAAAGTCCTACGACGTGGCAGTTCTTGAATGACGATAGCTTCGTTCGTGGCTTGATGGGTCCGGTAGGGTCAGGCAAGACGTATGCTTGCTTGGCGGAGGTGATGCTTCGCGCCGTGAAGCAGATACCTTCGCCCGTCGATAATGTGCGGTACACGCGGTTTGCTGTTATTCGTAATAGCTATCCTGAATTGCGGACGACGACGATTAAGACGTGGCAGGAGTTGTTTCCTGAACATATGTGGGGTGAGATGCGGTGGTCTCCACCGATTACGCATCATATTAAGTTGCCGCCCAGAGAAGATACGCCGGGATTAGACTGTGAGGTTATCTTTCTGGCGTTGGATCAGCCGAGGGATGTTAGGAAGTTATTGTCGCTTGAATTGACGGGTGGCTTCGTTGATGAGGCTCGTGAGCTACCGAAAGCGGTGGTTGATGGATTAACGTCGCGTGTTGGTCGTTATCCGACGAAGAAGAATGGTGGTTGTCCGTGGCGTGGTGTTTGGATGTCCACTAACCCGATGGACTCGGATCATTGGTGGCATGAGTTAGCGGAGAAGAACCCGATCAGGGGTCGGTATCCGTGGAAGTTCTATAAGCAGCCCGGTGGTGTTACTGACGCGACTAAAGAGCATGAAGATGCGATTTTTGGGGCGAATAAGTATTGGCGGTTAAATCCGAAGGCTGAGAACCTGAATAATTTGCCACCCGGTTATTACGAGCAGCAATTAGCGGGTAAGACGCTTGATTGGATCGAGTGTTATGCCGGGGCTAAGTATGTTTATGTTCAGGACGGTAAGCCTGTCTGGCATGAGTATAGTGATAGCTTGATGGCGGCTGACGTTGAGATTGAGGTCGGTATGCCAGTACATATTGGTTTGGACTTTGGTTTAACGCCTGCTGCTGTATTTGGTCAAAAGATGCCGAATGGGCGTTGGCATGTCGTGCATGAATTGGTAGCCTTTGACATGGGTCTTGAGAGGTTCGCCCATCACCTTATGGCGGATATCAGCACTAAGTTCCCTAAGAGCGAAGTGTTTATCTGGGGCGACCCCGCAGGTGGTAAACGCGATGAAATATTTGAAGTAACGGCGTTCGACCATCTGCGGACCCTTGGTTTGAGAGCGCAGCCGACGAACTCCAATGATTTTATGGTGCGTCGTGAGGCTGGTGCTATGCCGATGAATAGGTTAATTGATGGTCGTCCGGGGTTGTTAGTGTCGAAGGATTGCAACCGTATTCGGAAGTCATTGGCTGGTGGATATCATTTTAAGCGGTTAGCGATTGGTGCTGGTCAGGAACGGTTCAGAGATGCGCCGTCTAAGAATGAACATTCGCACGTTGGTGATGCGTATGGGTATCTTATGTTGGGTGGTGGTGAGCATCGTCGCCTGACGCGGAATCCGAATGGCAAGCCGATGTTTAAGCAGATCAATGCGTCGATGGACTTCAATGTGTTTGCGTAAAAAAGAGGGGGTA